CCTATTAAGGTTAATCTAGCATCTACCTCATCATTAAAATCTTTTACTAATTGTTTTTTTATATAAGGTTGTCTACTAGATCCTCCACCATATTGGTCCTTGCTATATCTTAAGGTCCTTAAGTTTGTTTTTAAAGTAAGAAGGGGAGTAATTTCTAGGGGGCTAGCCATATTATCTAGGCATATTTTCTTCGTACTTAACAGAGTCTACTATACCTGCCCCTGAGAGTCCAACTGAAGTTGGTTGAGGAATTGAGTTTATAGTAGCACCAAATTGACCTATCCAATTAGGTGAAATATTATCTGCTCGAGGGTCATTTAAAGTAGAATATTTGAAGTGAATTGTACCATTATCTGAAGACATATCTGCTGCACTTCTACCCGCTACACTGTAATCTCGACCATCATTCATGGAAAGGGGAGATCCTTCATTTTTCAACATATGTTGTAACCCAATATTAGAAGGTTTTTTCTTTCGTGGAGTCATAATTTTATTAGTTTAGTTGTATTAATACTTTATTATACATATTAGGTTATTGTACCTCATATAGTCCTACTGGGGATAGTTCGGGTTTTTTAGCGTTTTGCATTATAAGAGATTCTAATAACTGGTTAGTTCTTTCACCTGTTTTATTTGATCCACCTCCTAGGTTTGTTCCTGCTACAACTGTATCATCATTATTTAATGCTATTGTGTCTTTACCACGTTTTACAATGGTATCTCCATACCCTGGAGGTATTACCGCGTCATTGGCTGTTGTTGCATTAACCGCATCAGTTCCAAGTCCTACACCAAACCCTATAGCAGCACCAACAGGACCTCCTAACGCAAATCCTGTTATCATCCCAGTTATTGCACCTATAAGGGGTTGGACAACCTTTATTAACTCACCGATCCATTCAAATACACTACCTAAGACATCTAAAATAGGCATAAATGCCGTAACTACATCTCCTAATATACCTTTAAGTTTTGCTACAGAGGCATTAAATTTTTCTTGTACTGTTTGAGCCTCTAATCTATCAGCTAACTCATCTTTTCCTAATGCTCTTAATTCATTAGCAGTTTTACCTTGTATATCTTGTTGAAATAGGATATCAGCAAGTTGATCGGATTGCATTCCCATAGCTTTGGCTAATGCTTCTTGCTGAATTACATTCATTTTAGAAAACTCAGTATAATCACCTGCTTCTTTAGTTAATTCTTTAGCTACAGTAGCTAAATCTCCATTTAAAGAGGCTTGCCTTGCTGTTTCTAAATTAATATTTTTGCCTAAAAGTAATTCTGCTTCTAATTCTGCTGTGATAGAAGATTCAAAATCTAATAATGATTTACTAGCATTTGCTACATCATTTAAACTTCCACCAAATAGTTTGGCTTGTGTAACTGCAGCTGCTATTGTTGCTACATTAGAACCTAAGTTAGCTCTAATAGTACCTGTTACTTTTCCACTTTCCTCTAAAATATCTCTTAAATCAAGTTGAACTCCTGATTGTCTTTGGAGTTCATAACTAGTACCTAAAGCGTCTTTATATTGATCTTCAAAATTCTTACCTGTTGTAACAGTTGCGGCTGCTAACATACCTGCGGATTCTGCACTAATACCTACTTGTTTAGTTAATTTAGTAGTGGTAACTAAGGTTTCCATATCAAATAAAGTAGGAAAACCAAATTGTTTACTCAATGCTGAAACGGTTTCAAGTAAAGCAGTAGTAGAAATATTAATATTTTCTGATGATGCCGCTGCACTAGCAAAATCATTTCTTAAATCTGCTGCTTCACCAGCGGATAAAGCTAGTGATTTTTGCAATTCAACAGTTTGTGAATTAACTAAAAGTAGTTCATCAGCAAAAGCAGCAACTAAACCAGTAGCAAAACTAGTTTTCAAGACACCACTTAAAGCACCAAATCCTGCTTTAATAGAATCTGTAGTACCAGGTAATTTATCAAGTGGTTTAACAAAAGATTTAATTCTTTTTTGATATTCATCTGCAGATTCAATACTAAGCTTAAAAACATCACCATCTTGAAGACCTAATCTTTCTTTAACCTCATCAGTTATTTCTTCTTCCTTGTCAATTCTCTTTAAATCTTCTTCTCTCTGTTTTTTTAAACCCTCAAAAATTACTACTTGATTTGATCTAGTTATTCTTGATGCTTCTGCTGCTTCTTCAAAGGGAGTAGATAATGCACCTAAACCAGGAAGACTTTTAACTATACCAGCTAAATTTGCAAAGGATTTAACACCAAAAGAAGAAGCAATACTTTTACTAAGTTCTGCTTGGTTTCCTAATGTTTCATTTAATTTTTCTGCTGATTTAATTTGCTCATCAATTGACTTTTCAATCTCTTGTTGTTTTTCAGCATTGGCATCTAGTATAACACCTTGTAAACTTTTTAAATTATTGATATTATTTTCAACTTTTTGTTGATCTTTAGCAAATTTAACAAGATCTTTAGTTGAACCTAGGGCTCTAGTTTCTAAATTAAAACCTTCTTGAGCTATTTTATTAAGTGAATTACCTATACTTATTAATTCTTGTCTTTCCTGAACTTGGAATTTAAGATCCTTGGTTTGATCTCTTAAAACATTACTAAGATCTCTTTGATCTTGTACAGCCTCCTCACTTAAACTAAGTTGTTTCGCTAAGAGTTTATTTTGTTCTTCAAGTAACTTATTATTTTTACTTTGATTGTCTAATTCTTGCTTAGATGCCATTAGTATGTTTTATTATAAATATTATTACTTATAACCTGTTTTACCTTTGTATGGTGTACTAGCTTCTTTAAATGCCTGTTTATTTACTTTACCATCTGGAGTTACTAATGAGGTAGTACCTTTTTTAGCTGCAGGTTGTGATGCTTTTTTCTCTTCCTCATAATATTTTTTTATTTCAGAAAAAGTATAAGTTCTCAACCATATAGGCATATTGTATACAGTTACATAGTCATATCCTCCTTTACCATGAAATAAGATTTGATGTATTTGAGAAAATAAATTTAATCTAAATTGTGGTGCTATATTAAAGCTCAGGCCAAAAAAAGTTTAGGCCAATAGGAATGGCCACCTCCTCACCATTATCAAGTATATAATTCATATCAACATCTGGTTGAGTGTTTTTTATATGCTCTCTAAATGCTCTAGAATCTATAGCTAATAAATAGTTATCTACAAAATCATTAATATCCTTTTTTTCTGTATGACCATCTACTGAGGTAATTATTTGTTTTAATCTAGTAGTGATACCTGTTGAAGAATCTTTATTTAACTTTTTAAGTGCTTCAATTTCTCTTTCTATGATTTTTTCATCTCTACCAGTTAAAATCTTGTACTCAATAACAGTACCGGATGATTCCATAGTATAAGAAAATAAATTTATACCCTTATTTATAGAGGATTCATCAAATTTTTTATTTTCTAATCTTGATAAATCTAAAGTATATTCTATATCTTTAATAGATACATTATAATCTTTACCATAACCTAATATTCTAGATGCTATAAAAATAGCGTTTTTATCACCTGTAATTAAATCATCAATATTAATATCTTTATTTACTATTAGGGATCTTAAAAGTTTATCTAATACTACTCCTTTTTGAATATAAGCTTGATTACTAAGAATATCTTCTTCTTTAGCAGTCATATACTTTAATTCTACTTTACCACTTGAGAGTGGGTTTGATTCGGGATATATTAATCCTTTTGAGGGTAATTCTACTTCTTCAGTAGGAAATTTAAAATCAGACATATACTTTATTTTGGTTTATAACATTATCTTCAGTCATACATATAAAGATAAAAAAAAGCTTGACAAAAGCCAAGCTATTTATAATTTATTTTATTATATTAATTAGAAATTCAATATACAGTAATCAGGTTGGATTGTCATAGCTATTTCTTGAGCAGAATTTTCTTCATCCCAACTATAATCACCAAAATTAGCATCTACAATCTGAGCACCTTTAATAATCCACTCAGAAACAATATCACCTACAGGTCCAAGTACATTTAAGGTTAGATCTTTTTTATAAAAATCACTATACCCATCTCTACCAGTTACTGATTCGTGGTGTAATCTAACCCATTCCATCACAGCTTGTGCCCCTGATGGAGATATTGGATCAAATAAAGTCATATTAATAGTTCCCCATACACTTTTACCTTTTACATATCTTTGGAGATTAATATGATTCAAATTCACTACTCCTTGATTTAAGGTTACAGCACTCATCCCTTTAATTTGAAACGATGGGATACCACTCATATAAAGAATAAACCTATTCTTTTGTTTGGGTTCAAAAGGTGTGAAAAATATATCGTTTGGTCCTATTACTGCCATTGTATTTTATTTTATTTATTATAAATATTGGTTTATTTAAGAATTATTATTCTGGAAATGTTGCTCCTGTTGGAAGTACATTAAAATCTAGGATAATAAATTCTGCTGTTTTAGTAGGTTGTAAATAAATTTGACCTATTAACTGATTTCTATCTACCACATCTGGTGTATTGTTTGAATCATCCATTACTACTTTAAAGGAGTATAAACCTTGTCTTTGTTGTACCGATTCTAGATATGGGTTAACTTGTGCTAAAAAGTTATTTCTAGTAGCAATAGTATTTTGTTCAAATACTAAGTTATTTGATACTTGTGAAATGAAACTCTTAAGAGAAATCAATAATCTTCTAACATTTACTCTATCTAAAGCACTTGCTTTTTTCTGTAATGTTTTCTGTCCAAATACTACAATACCACTTCCTGGAAAGGTAGCTATTGGATTAACATTTGCCTCATACAATGTATCTCTATTACCTGATGTTAGTTGTCTTTCAGCTCTTACTACAGTTCCTAAAGATCCTCTAATTAGACCTGCTGGTGCGAACCATGGATCTGATGAAGCATCTGTAAAGGCATAAACACCTGGAATAAAAGTTGATGGTGGAACCCACACATTTTGAGATGTTGCAGCATCAATAGTTTGTAACCAAGGCCAGTAAGCGGCGGAATATGAAGTATCAAATGCTGCTGCTTGACCAGTTACAGTAAGTACATTAGCAGAGTAAGGTACTAAATCAATAACTGATATACAATCTGTTCTGCTTTGAGCTAATGCTACCATCAAGTTTACTTGAGCCGAATGTTCGTTTGAATTCAAACCAGGTGTAGATATTACATTAAACTGGTATTGATCTTTATTATTTAGTAAAGCAATAGATTCTGTATAATCATTAGGGCCTATTCCTTGAATGTTAGTTGCTGTAATATTTTCGTTAAATGCAGCATCACCATTTTCAAAGTTATTACCTAGTGAAGTACCTGTGACTGCAGGAGCAAATGAACCTGATCCTACCGCAGGTAAACTACCTGTATATAAATCTTTAGCTGTTCCATTATTGTCAAAATATTCTGGTGTAGGTGTATTTACAGCGGA